GTATCAGACTAATTTAATTGTTGGAACAAATGGTGCAGGTAAGTCTACAATACTAGATGCTCTTACTTTTGCATTGTTTAATAAACCTTTTCGTAAGATTAATAAGTCTCAATTAGTAAATACCACTAATGAGAAAGAAACTCTTGTTGAGGTTGATTTTGAAGTTAATAATAGAGAATATGTTGTTCGTAGAGGGATAAAACCAAATGTATTTGATATTCAAGTAAATGGAGAGTTATTGCATAGAGAGGCAGACGATAGAACTAATCAAAAGATATTAGAAGAGAATATATTAAAAGTTAATTATAAGTCCTTTACACAGATTGTAATTTTAGGTAGTAGTGCATTTGTACCTTTTATGCAATTGACCGCACCTAATCGTAGAGAAGTTATTGAAGATCTTCTTGATATTAGAATCTTCTCATCCATGAATAACTTCCTCAAAGATAAAGTTAGGATAGAGAAAGAACAAATCAAATCTTTGGATCTAAAAAAAGATAATATCAAGGATAAGATACTTATGCAGGAAAACTTCTTGAAGGAGTTGGAAGAGCAAGGAAAGACTAGTGTAAAAGCAAATCAGGATAAAATTACTACCTTACTAAATGATGCGGATAATTGTTCTAATGATAATAAAAAATTAGAAATTAATGCTTCGGAACTAACAAAACAACAAGAGAAAGTATCTGGATCTAGTCAAAAGTTACTGAAACTTAACAATCTAAAGGGTAAAATTACTCAAAAAGTATCGACAATAACCAAGGAACATAAGTTTTTTAGCGAGAATGTAACATGCCCTACATGTACACAGACAATAGAAGAATCGTTTCGTTTAAATAGAATTGACGACGTTCAATCTAAAGCAAAGGATCTCAACAAAGGTTTGAAAGAACTGGAGGAGACGATAGAATCAGAACGAGAAAGAGAACGTCTCTTCACCAAACTAGCAAAGGAGATTACTAAACTCAATAATGGCATTTCTCAAAACAATACTAGGATATCTGGATATCAACGACAAATCCGAGATCTGGAATCTGAAATTCAAAGAATTACCGAACAATCTAAAAACAGAAATACTGAACATGAGAAGTTAAATGAGTTTAGAGAGAATCTTCAAAAGACTTTCGAGAACTTAGCAGATAAAAAAACAGAAATAAACTATTACGATTTTGCGTATTCCTTACTGAGGGATGATGGTGTAAAGACGAAGATTATTAAAAAGTATCTTCCCTTTATTAACCAACAGATAAATCGTTATCTACAGATGATGGACTTCTATATCAACTTTACACTTGATGAGGAGTTTAAGGAAACTGTGCAATCTCCTATTCATGAAGATTTTTCTTATGCTTCTTTCTCTGAAGGAGAGAAGATGAGAATCGATCTAGCATTACTTTTTACTTGGAGAGAGGTTGCTAGAGTTAAGAACTCTGTAAATACTAATCTATTAATTATGGATGAAGTATTTGATAGTTCATTAGATGGTTTTGGTACAGAAGAATTTCTCAAAATTATTCGTTATATAATTAAAGATGCTAACATCTTTGTTATATCTCACAAGACAGACTTGTTAGATAAATTTGAAAGTGTTATAAAATTTGATAAAGTAAAGGGATTCTCTCGTAAAATATCTTAAGACAATTAAAAAAGTGTCACATCAACCATCCCTTTGGATGGTTTTACTGTCTATAATTGATATATCAGATAAAAACACAAATGACAGTTCAACACGAAATCAAATCTCAACTAGCAAAGTTACTTGCTACAGAAGACCTTATTGTAGAGCACAAGAAAGTAGAGACAGCATACTTCAATGTTGCAACTCGTGTTCTAACACTTCCTCTATGGGATAAAGCAAGTAGTATGGTATATGATATGCTTGTTGGACACGAAGTTGGACACGCTCTATACACACCTGATGATGAGTGGTGGAAGAAGTATGAAGTTCCCCCAAGTTTCGTTAACATCATTGAAGATGTTCGTATTGAGAAGTTAATGAAGCGTAGATATGCAGGTCTTTCTAAGTGTTTTTACTATGGATATCAAGAGTTGAATGATGATAATTTCTTTAGTATTGATCCAGACAATCTTGAGGAAATGGGTTTTGCTGATAGAATCAACTTACATTTCAAGATTGGTAATTTTGTTAATGTCCCTTTCCTATGCGATAGAGAACGCGAGATCGTTTCTGTAATAAATGCTGCAGAGTCTTTTGATGATGTATTAGAAGCAGCACACGTATTATATGAATACTGCCAAGAACTTCAAGATGCAAAAGATAAAGAAGAGTTAGAACTAAAAATAAATGCTAATGACTTAGGGTTTGATGGTAAGTCTAGTGGTGGTAGTTCTTCATCAGAAGATGAATTACCAGATTTTCCAGAAGGAGAAGATCTATCAGAAGGAAAAGGAGGATCAGGAGAAGGAGATAAGGAGAATAAAGAAGTAGATGCAGATCCAGATCAACACATCATAGATCCAAATCAACCTTGGGATCAGGGAGAAATGGATGATGCTGTTGCAGGAATGGAGGGTGGTAAGTCTGAGTTAGAGTTAGATACTGTTGAATCATTTGAGAGAGCAATGCAGAAGTTATCAAACTTAGCATCTGGTAGAGAGAGCACTTATATCGAGATTCCAGAAGTAGATCATACTAAACTTGTTGTACCAAATGACTATATCCATAATGAAATAGAATTAGATTGGGTAAGACAGCAAGCAGAATGGGATGAAAGACACGCAAAACAAAATGTCATCTATACTCAACCACCTTTATTTGATTGTGTAAACAAATCATACTCTGAGTTCAAGAGAAGTGCTCAAAAGGAAGTTAACTATCTTGTAAAAGAGTTTGAGATGAAGAAGTCTGCATCTGCATATGCTCGTGCTACTACAAGTCGTACTGGTGTTCTTAACACATCTAAGTTACATACTTACAAATACAATGAAGATCTATTTAAGAAAGTTACAAATCTTCCAGAAGGTAAGAACCACGGTTTGATTTTCCTTTTAGATTGGTCTGGTTCAATGTCTCATATAATGATGGATACTGTTAAGCAGTTAATCAACTTAGTATGGTTCTGTAAGAAAGTAAATATTCCTTTTGATGTTTATGCATTTACTAATTCATACCCTATCCATAATTACAGAGAGCAGGTACTAGGTCTTGAAAGACCTGGTTATAGAGATCGCGAAAATGTACTAAAAATATATGATAAGAAAGATGGAGTATTTTCAATAGACGAAAGTTTCTGTTTATTAAATTTACTTACAAGTAAAGTAAAAGGAAAGGAGTTAGATAAGCAAGTACAAAATGTATATCGTATTGCTTCTACATTTGCTTACAGATATAGAGGAGAATCAAATTGGTCTCCACTTAATACTCCATATTCATATGGTTTATCAGGAACACCTTTGAATGAATCATTACTTGCTTTCAATTCTATCATTCCTGAGTTTGTTAAAAAAACTGGTGTAGAGAAGACTCAGGTTGTTGTTCTTACTGACGGAGAAGCACATCCACTTTGTTACCATAAAGAAGTAAATAGAGATTGGGAATCTGAACCATATCTAGGAACAAGAAGTGTACACGATAATTGTTTTGTAAGAGATCGTAAAACAGGACACACATATCCAGTAGATTCAGACTACAGATCATTTACTGAAGTTTTACTAAAGCATCTAAGACATAGATTTCCTAACACTAACTTTATAGGAATTCGTCTTCTTGAAAGTAGAGAGTCTGGTTACTTCATTCGTCGCTATGCAGGTGCTTTTGGCGATGCTTATGAAAAAGCAATGAGGGAATGGAAGAGGTCTAAGAGTTGTAGTCTTTCAGAAGTAGGTTATCACAAGTATTTTGCGATTGCTTCATCTTCAATTGGTAATGAAACTGAGTTTGAAGTTAAGGAAGATGCAACTAAGGCAGAGATCAAGAGAGCATTTGCTAAGACTCTTAAAGGTAAAAAGATGAACAAAAGAATACTAGGGGAATTTATTGAACTTGTTGCTTGAATAAATATTCTTGAAATATTACGTTAGAACCATGAGTCATTTTGGAGATTTAATAAGGGGAGGTAAGCAAACTCCAGAGGTGGCACCTCCTGCACCTGTTGATACAGCACCTGCATCTGTAGAACCAGATGAAGAAGTTAATCTTAACACTATGTCTAAGATAGAGTTAGAGGAGTATGGTCGTACCATAGGTATTGAACTAGACAGAAGATACAGCAAAGATAAATTAATCGAACAGTTGTATGAGAAGTTAGCAGAGATATAAAAACCAATTAACAAACTGGCACACACCCCCTACACAGGGGGTGTTTTTTTGTGTATTATTATAATAGTTAAATACATACAGACAATGCCTTACAACCTTTTTGAAACCAAGATGACAGAAGATCAAGTAGTTGATGCTTTTCAAAGTCAATATGGTAATGAGTTTACTTCTGCTGACATTCGTGGATTTTGTGCTCAGAACGATATTAGTTATGCTACAATAACTAGGAAACTAAAAAAGTACAAAGTTTCAAAAGGTAGATGGAATCTTACAGTTACACAGAAAGTAGTTGACAAGATCGAATCATCCTTTGCTGCACCTGCAGTTGTTCCTGATGCAGAGAGAAATTTAATTCCAGAGGGAGATCCTACATTCGTTAAGTTTGGTGCTTTCCCAGATATCAAAAGAATTATTCAATCCAAGCAATTTTATCCTACATTCATTACAGGATTATCAGGTAATGGTAAGACTTTCTCAGTAGAGCAAGCATGTTCTCAACTTAAGAGAGAAATTATCAGAGTAAATATTACGATTGAAACAGATGAAGATGATCTTATTGGCGGTTTCCGTCTTGTTGATGGTGCCACAGTCTGGCATAACGGACCCG